GTGCGCCGGGCAACATTTGTGGCTTTGGCCCGTTAGGGTGCCGCCCCACTCAATGGGTTGTTCAGGGCGAACCCCGCTGCGTTAGATGCGCTTCTGCGTTGACAGGAACTGGTCCAGCTCAAGCTGCTTCAGCATCCGCAAGGTCTCGCGGACGGGCGCCGTCATGACGTCGAAGCCGTAGTGGGTCAGAAGGTGGTCAACGACCGCGATGGGGATTGAGGCCACCTCGTAGAAGTCAGTGGCGCGCTCGTTCGTGCTAGCTAGCCGTTTGTCGGCCTGCGCCCGCAAGAAGTCGTCGGGGATTTCTTGAGTTTTGTTGACGTAGAGGGTCTTGCCGTCTGCGTCCTGTTCAAAGCTAACCAGCGCGTTGATTAGCTGGGGCTCTTCGTAGAAAGTTTCTTGAGACATAAAAAAAGTGAGGGGGCCCGCCGTCGCGGGACACCCCTCGTATCCTCATGAGAAGGAAAAGGTTGGCTTAGAAGCCGGTGGTGGCGTTGTCGATCACCATGGCCGAAGCAGCGTAGTTCTTGTGCTTCAGCGAGAACTCACCGACGATCATCTGCTTCTCAGCATCGCCGGTCTTAGCCAGCGTCTGCCGGGTCCACGGACGAAGGGTGGCCTGCGTCCACATCGCCGGTTCGAAGATCAGCGTATTCTTCGCCTTGAGGAAGCGGTTGATTTCCACCTTCTGCTCACCGAACGGCGAGACGTACAGGTTCACCGCGTTGACGATGTTGTTCGACTTCGGGTCGGTGAACGTCCGGTAACGACCGGCCGCCGACGCGAACGCGGCAACGACAATCGAGTTCGACGGGGTGACATGAATGCGGTCGGGGTCAGCGCCAGCGGTGAAGGCGTTCTGGAGGCCGATAAGCAGGCCCGCCTCGCTAAGCGCGGTGGCCGCGCCCATGTAGTTGATGTTGCCCGCAGCGACCTGCTGCTGCACGCCAGCCATGTTGCGCGCGGTCGAGGACGAACCCGCAGCCAGAACCTGAGCGGTACCGACGAAGGCGTTCTCAAGGTCGCGCTTGAGGGCTGCCGAGGTCTTGCTCATCTGGTACGCAAGCTCCTTCGCGCGGCCATAGGCCAGAGACGCCTGCGCGGTCTCGGAGACCTTCACGGCTTCCACGAAGATTTGCGTCTGGTTGTTGCGCATGACCGTGGGGGTAACGGTGATGTCGGACGGGTCAGCACCTTCAACAGCCGCAGCCGCCGTGCCGTTCACAGAGCGCAGCGAGTCTTCCTGCCACTGGAACAGCGGCTGATGGATTTTCTCGTTGCCGATTGCGGACAGGAACGGGGTCTTGCGCGGGCTGATGTTGGTGATGATGTCGGAGATGTTCTCCTTCAGGCCGACTTCCTGAAAGGTCTGATAGGTAGCCATAGTAAGTAAGTGTCTTTCTGAAAATAGATAGGTAGTGCGAGATTAGTTGTTGTCGCCGCCAAACAGCGTCATGAAGGCGTCTTGGGCTGCATCCATGGAGCCGCCGGACTTCTTGAGCTTAGCTACAGCCTGTGCTCGGCCGACAGCGCGGTTGGTGTCCTGGCTAGGCGGTGTCGAGACGGTCGAGGACTTCACAATCTTCTTTGGAGCCTTGTTGACCTTCTGCGTCACAACCTTCTGCGTCCCCTTGTGGAACTGCATGGCCATGTGGATCAGCTTGAATGCGGACGGGTCAGTGAGACCGTCCACCATCTGCTGATTAGCTCCCATCGAGACAGCGAAGGTTCGCATGTCGTTGTAGAGCTTCTGGTCCCAACCTTTGATGTAGGTGGGCGACGTTTCGTCAGTGAGCGCTTTGATGCAAGCCTGCGCAGCTTCCGCGCGTGCGGTCGTCTGCTGGGCCTGAATCTCTTGCATGAAGCCGTCCAGCTGGGCCGTGAGGAACGTTTCGTTCTCAAACGCCGCCTTAGCTGCTTCTTGCAGGGCGCCAACGTCCTCAGCGGAAACGGCGGGGTCCTTCATCAAGGCTGCCCAATTCACGTTCCGGTAGGGGTTAGCTGCTTCCTGCGCACGCTTCACCATGACGTCGAGCGCAGCGAGGCTCTTGGCCTGCGCCTGCTCAGCGGCTTTGGAGCGCTCAGCGACTTCTTGGGATTTCTTCGTCAGGCTGGCCTCTTGGCCAAACAAACGCTTGAGGTCTTTTACGGCAACCTCGTGCTCTTCCTCACCTACTTTGACCTTGACGTATGTTCCCTCATCGTCAGCGTACTTCTTCTCAGTCGCTTCGGTCTCTTCGGCTTCGCCTTCGGTCTCTTCAGTGTCTTCGGATGGCGTTTCCGCGTCCGTCGTTTCACCGTCGTTCTCGTCAGCTTCGGTATTCGCTTCCGTGTCCTCAGCCTTACCGGCTTCGGTCTCGCCCTCTTTGCGCTCGTCTTCGGATGGCGTTTCCGCGTCCATGAGCTTCAGAAAGGCATTAACTCCGTCGTCTTCAAAATCTTCAGTAACGTCCATAAGGATAGTTAGCTCTGTCAGTCAGTAGGTTGGTTTTCGAGAGCCTGCTGTTTAGCTAGGGTCTCTGCGGCCTCAGCGAATTTGCTCATGAGGTCGGTGAACTCGGTAAAGCCCGAGTAGGCTGCGTGAATGCCCTCACGTTTCTTTGCTTCGTGGGGCAGGGTGGCGAGCATGTCGGCAGCCATCTGCTGTCCGAATAGCTGCATTAGCGCTTGGAAGCGCTCGTCCCCGAGGAGTCCTTTGCAGAACTCCCCGAGGGTCATAATGGTGTCGTCGTTCAAGCGGTGTCGGCCTTGTTGTGGAGATAGCCCAACATCTTCTTGATGATGGAGCCTTGGTCTCCGGCAGCTGCGGCGCCCGAGGGATCAATGAGCATCCCGGTTGCGGGATCACGCATCATCGCAGCGTTGCGCTGGAAGAAGCTCATTTCCGGCTGCGACTGTGGTGCCTGCGTGGTGTTGCGGGCTACAGGCATAGGCACCGTCATGTTGCCCCTGTTGGGGTCGGGTGGAGCGTATGCCATTGCCTGCTGAGGCTGTGACGGAGGCTGCATCCCGCCGAAGCGGTTAGCTACCTGCGCGGCCGGTGTCGGCTGCATACCTGGCTGGCTTTGGCTAGCCATCGGCGTCGGGTTGAACATGCCCGGGCCGCCGAACGGCATAGGCGCCACCATGCCGGAGCCGGATGAACCGGCCCCACGCAGAGTAGCGGCGGCCCTTTCCAGAGCCGCCTGTAGTTCACTTAGTCGGTTTTCTTGCATTGATTACCCTGTCCTCTTCAGCGTTGTGGTGCTGAAGGGCGGTCTGCGCCTTCTGCAACTGCAACTCGGCTTGGTCGTGCAGGATACGATGGGTCGTATCTGCGTCCTGCCGGTTGTTGTCGCGGTCGTGGTCGAGCGCCTTCATCACAAGGTCACCCTGCTTCAGCTCGTGCTTCTGCTGACCTTCGATAACGAGACGCTGCTCCTTCGCCTGCGCGCTCTGCGCAGTCATGACGGCCGCCTGTGCGGTGGTCGCCTTGGCCTTAGCTTCCTCAACCTTGACAGGGTCGGGCTGCTGTTGGACCGGAGGGGCGTTCGGATCGAGATACGCGGGCCAGCGCGTGAAGCTCTTCAGCTTCGCGATGTCCGAGAGCAGCTGATAACGCTGCTGCGGCCCGAACATGTTGCCGAGCGCCGGGTCCTTAGCCAGCATCTGGTAACCCTGTCCAAGCTCCGCTGCCGCCATGTCCTTCTCGCCGTAGCCGAGGTGTTGGCTAACGGTGCAAGTCTTGCGGTCGGTCCAGAGGTGGACGTCGCACTTGAGCGGCGCACCGGCAACCTCGATAAACTCAGGCTGCTTGACGTGCAGGATGGCCAGCCGGATGACTTCGATCATCAGCGGCACAAGGAAGTTGTTGGCGAAGTTGCGGGCCATAATCTTAGCTCGCTGTCCGCTGGCCTTCATCATGTTGTCCACGAGACCCTGAGAGTTCTGGGTGCTGATGGCGTCCTTGTTGAGACCCTGAGACAGCGCCGAGATGCCCGTGGACTTCTCGTTAGCTGCGTCCAGAAGCGTGAGCGTCTGGTAGATGTACGGATTGAGGTTCGCTTGCGGGAGGGCCGCAACGCTGTCAGGACGCCGAACGTTCACGATGCCGCCGAGGCGGTTATCAAGAAGCTCGCGAGGGTTCATCAAGCCACCATTGACGACCGCATAGCGCGGGTTCGTGGTGATGGCAGTGTGATCCAGCACGCCGCGCATGAGCACGGTCTTTGCGTTCTGCACGGGCACTACGCGAGCAGCGAAGTTGTCACCGTAGAAGACGCCGGGAACGGGGAGCGGAACGTAAGCGATGAAGGGGGCCTTATCGACCTCCTGCGGCTTATCGAGCAGCCTGTTTCCAGCGTGGCAAACCTTGTAGAGCCGGACGCCCTTGTCCTCGTAAATCTTCATGCGGACGTAGCTCTCGTAGTACACGAGGTAGTCCATCTCAGACTGAATGGCGCTGTCGTAAGTCTCGGCCGCCTTGGTGGGGCCGGTCCTAGCTAAGACTTCCGGGGAGAACAGAAGCTCCTTGGCGTCGTCCGTCGGGAGCGCCATTATGAGCTTCTTGTCGTAGCCCATGTCGATCAGGTCCGCTCGCGTCTTGGGCGTGCGGTGGGCGCAATAGCTGGCGTCTAGGATGCACCGGGCCAAAGGTTCGATAAGGAACTCTTCGGGCATCAGTACGTCGATATCGACCTTGCTGCAATCCGTCTTGCGGATCAGTGTGCCGCTGTAGAGCCCCGTCATGGGGTCCTGCGTGCCGTCGAACTCGTCAACATCGTCCTGCGCGGCGATGCCGTGGGCAGTCATTTCGTCAACAGGGCCGAACTTCTCTTCGCTGTACTCGAACTTCTCTTCCC